GTTCAGCGCGTAGACGATCTGGTGGTCGAGGCCCGACTCGAACATTCCGAGGATCGCGCGGCTGGGCGTCGTCGTCTTGATCCAGAACTCGACGGTCTGCCAGTACGTCGTGCTGTCCGCCTGGAATACGGCGCCGAGGTCGCCGGTCAGGTACTTGCCGGCCGAGCCGGAGGCGGGCGTGAACGTGGCCGCGGTGTCGCCGGTGTCGGCCAGCCCGTCGGTGCCGAAGTCGAGCGCGCCGCCTGCGCCGACCTGGGTGACGGCGAGCGCGCCGCTTCCTCGCCCCGACAGGTCGCCGGCCGCCAACGATCCGGAGGGTTCGGTGAGCGGGTAGTACGCGGACACGAAGTCCGTGACGCTGGCTACGTCCTGGTGCAGGATCTCCTCGGCCAGCATGCTCTTGAGGACGGGCAGACGGTTGAGCCGCTTGAACAGGTCGGTGCAGGTGATCTGCACCGTGGAGACCAGGCCCTCCCACTCGATCGGCCATTCGTTGACCATGCCGTAGAAGCGGGGCCGGACGTCGGCGCCGACGAGGTCCCACTCGATGTAGTCCGCGGTGCCGCCGGTGCGGGTCGCGGCGAACTCGACGAGCTGCGTCTGGCTGCCGACCCAGGCCGGGGTAGCGAGGGAGCGGCGCACGGTCCAGCTGGCGCCGTCGCCGCTGCTCTCCCAGTAGACGGTGCCGCTGGCCTCCCTTACCCGCAGCCACACATGGTCGATCGCCGAGTAGGCCATCGACACGGCCGAGCCGTCAGAGAAGCCGACCTGGCTCTGACACGAGAGGTTCCCGGAGACGGGGTTGTACGACCAGCCCAGCCGGGTGCCGGAGGTGGTCGAGTTGACCCACATCGAGGCCGAGCCGGTGCTGCTGCCGTTCGCGGCCGGAAGCGTCACGAGCTTGGCCGTCAGCCGCGATCCGGTGAGCGTCCACTCGCGGGCGGACTGGTAGCCGGCCGTCGTGCCCACGTTGACCGGCACCCGCATTCGGCCGCCGGTCTCGCTCGCGCCGCCGTAGTTGTTGGGCCACAGCGTGGTGTTCACCCGGTTGTCATCGAAGTCATCGCCGAGCGACGACATTGCGTAGGGTGCCGAGCCGGACCGGGTCGGGATGACCGCGACCGCGATCCGGATCGGCGCGTTCTTCCGGACATACGGGTAGTACGACGAGGCCGAGTTGCCCGGAGTGAAGCGCCCGTCCTGGTTGTCGAGGCTCAGTGTCGCCGTGCCAGGCTGTGTCTCCGACAGCTCGTCCGCGGCGCCTCGGTTGATGACGACACCCCGGTTGATGCCGTCGACGTACTGGCTGATGTCCGTCCAAGTGATGGTGGCTGGCAACTGCACCAGCCCGCCCCAGCCCATCTCTACGAGCAGAGCCATCTGCTCACCCCCCGACACTGAGTCGCACGGTCGCGCCCTGCGCGCGGCCGAGCTGGACAAGGACGCGCTGGAGTTCGCGGCCGACGGCGACCGGGTCCATCGCCTGCTCGACGACGACGTTCACGTTGTAGACCGGGCCGCCGCCAGCACCTGCCACCGCAGGGCGGCCGAGGACGGGGCGGGTCCCGGCGACGCGGCCGGCCACTACCGCGAGGGCGCGGTCGACGTGAGGCACTGCGTCGACCAAGCCGTGGGCGAGACCCTTCGTGGAGAAGCGGCCGACCTCGGCCATGACGGTGCTGGGGCTCTTGATCCCGAGCGCCTTTTTGATCGCCTTCTGCATCGACTTGGCGATGGACACCATCAACTTCTCGATGTCTTTCTGCTGGCCCTCCAGCCCCTTCAGGAACCCCTTACCGGCGTTCTTGCCCGAGTCGTACAGCAGGTCGGCGCCCTGCCTGCCCAGGGACGACGAGGCCTTGTCGATCGCGGCCTGCGTCTTGTTGACCGACGTGATCGTCGCCTTGTCCGCCCCGGCGAGCGCGGACGCGTAGGCGTAGCCCTGCTCCGGGCCCATGTTGAGGATCTGCCGCAGCAGGCCCTTGGCCAGGCCGCGCTTGGCGAGCATGCCGATGTACCTAGAGAACTGCTTGATCTGCGCCAGCTTCGCGGCGAGCCCGCCCTTGATACCGCCAGCCGTGACCTCGGCGGCGTCCATCCCGAGGTTGCTCAGCCCGGCGCCCTCGCGTGCGTTCTTGGTGGTGTCGCTCGCGAAGGCCTTCGCCTCGGCAATCTTGGCCGCGATGGCGTCGCGCTTCTTCGCCTGGTCCAGCAGCTTCTTCGTCTGCTTGTCGATCATCTTCAGGAGGCCGGACTCTTTCCTCCCGGAGAAGGCCGTCCTGACATCGGTCGCGAGGTCCTTCGACACCGACTTGATCTTGTCGCGGGATCCGGTGAGACCCTCGATGAACCCCTTGCCCACGTCCTTCGCGAGGGCTTTCGTCTTCTTCGACGGCGAGGCGATCTGCAACTCCGTCTTGATGCCAGTGACGACTGCGCCGGCCATGACCCGCGCCGCCGCGTGCACCGTGCCGGAGCCGCCGGTCAGACCGAATGCGAGGCCGCGGGCCGCGTCCCCGCCCACACCGGTGAGCCCGCCGCCGGCCAGACCCGCCGTGACTGTCCGCGGGTCCAGGCGCCCCGCGTTGAGCGCGTCGAGGAAGGGGACGCCGTACCGTGCGACGGCCGCCGCACGCACGACGTACTCCTTCGCCGACACGCGGGCCCGCGCACCGGAAGCGAACATCGCGAGGATCGAGTCGCTCGTCGGCGAGCCCGGTCCTTGTACGTAGCCGCCTCCGGGGAACGCCTGGAGGTGACCGCCGGACGCGTACCCGCGGACCTGCCCGCCGCGCGCGTAGTTGCCGCCCTCGTGGAAGACGGTGCCGGCGTTGGAGGTACGGGTCTGCATGACGACGTAGGTGACCGCCGTTGTCCCGTCGATGTCCCGCAGTCGCTGCTGCGCGCGCGAGACCTCATACAGCAGGTTGGAGATGTCGGCTCGGACCGAGGACTTCTTCGACGCTGGCACCGACCCGAGCCGCTTCTTCGCAGCGGAGACCTTCGCCTCCAGGTCCTCGATGTTCCCCTTCAACCGGGCCGTCTTGTCCGGCGTCCGGAGGATCTGATCCGCGAGCGCCTTGGCCTCGCTCTTGTTCAGGCCCATCGCCCGCGCGTACTCGATGAGCTTCGCCCGGCCCCGCGAGTAGACGCCGTTGGCGGCCTCCCACGACCCGGTCGACTCGCGGGCCTGCGCCGCGGCTTCGTCGGTCTTCGCGGCCAGGTCGTTCAGAGCGGTCGCTGCGGCCTGAGCCTTCGGGCTGTTGAGGTCGAGCTGCCCGTTGACCATGGACAGCGCGCCGTGGTTTTCCTTCGCCGCCTTCGCTGCGTTGTCGATGCTCGCCTCGAAGCCGATCATCCCGCCGATGCCGGCGCGCTGTGCGTCGTTGAGCGCCTGGATCGACTGCCGCAGTCCGTCCGCGGACTGCTTCTGCGCAGCAAGCTTCGTCTGCACCTGCTGCGCCTGGGATCCGAACAGACCCATGGACTCGGCCGCGAGCTGCTGCTCGAACGCTGCGTCCGCGAGCGCGGCCTTGTAGTCCTCCATCTGGCGCGTGAACTCGCCCTTGCTTTTGCCGTCCTTGGCGTACTCGGCGGCGAAGTGCTTGAGCGCGGCGGCAGCCAAGTCGGCATTCCCGCTCTTGACGAGGTTGGCCAGCGCCTCGTCGACGGCGCCGATGTCTTCCTTGGCTTCCTTGACCGGCGTGGAGTCCCAGCCCGTCCAGCCGACCAAGAATTGCTGGACCTTGTCGGTGGTCGACGGGTCGGTGAGGGCGCGCACCTTGTCGTACAGGCCGCCCAGATCCGAGCCGAAAGCCTTCGACGCCTCGCCGGTGACACGGCCCGTCGAGCCCAGCTGCTTGAGCGAGGACGTCAGCTTGTCGACGTCCGGCGGTGCCGACCGGCCCGCCTGCGCGAGCTCGGTCAGACCGATGATGAGCAGCCCGATCCCCGTGCCCGCGATCGCCAACTTCGCCGTGCGGGACAGAGCCATGATGGCGGCACGGGCCGCAGCCAGAGTGCCGGGCGTCGCAGCCGCTGCCGTCCGCATGGCGACCAGCTGCGCGCCAAACAGGGCCAGCGCGGTGCGGCCGGCTGCCATGCCGAGGGCCGCGACCTTCGTCACCTTCAGGGCGAGGGCCAGCTGCAGGAACATCCCGATGGCCTCGGGCGGTACGGCAGACACGAGGCGGGCCGCGATCTCGATCAGCTGCAGCAGGCCGACACCGGTTTCGCTGGCGCCCTTCAGGACGTGCACCAGCGCCTCGGCCACGCTCTTCAGGGCGCTCGCCACGGTCGGGCCCTGAGCGCGAGCCCAGGTCATGAACTCCGTGAACCCGCCGCCGAACTTGCCGCTTCCACTGCTTGTGCGGAGTAGGTGCACCAGCTCGTCGTTGACGGTGCGGAGCGTCTTCTGGGCGAACGTCGTGAACTTGGAGTTCAAGCCGTCCAGCCCGGGGGACGACATCTCTCCGCCGACGATCGTGAGGAATCGGTCCGTCTCGGCGGACGCGGCCTTGACCAGACCGGTGGTCTTGGGCAGCAGCGCGTCGAGCACGGCGACGCCCTTGGTGAACGGGGCCATCGTGTCCCCGGCCAAGGAATCCGACCAGGCCTGGTAGTTGTCCTTCAGGATGCCGACCGCGGCGGCCGCCTCACGTGTGGCGGGCGGCATCGCGGAGACCACACGCTGGTACTCGACCTGCGCGGCGATCGCTTCCTGTGACCTGGCCCCGCTCTTGGCGACGGCGTCCTCGTAGGTCTTCTGCGCTTCCGACGCGGCGCCCAGTGCCTTGACCTGCGGGCCGATCGCGGCGCCCATCGCACCGAGTGCGACCGCCACGGTGGCCGCCCCGGCGGCGAGCGGCGCGAGCGCGGACGCGGCCGGGATGACCGCCGGCCACAGCATCTTGGTGACCTTGCCGAGTTCCTCGACTGCCTTTCCGCCGGCCTCGGTGTCGCGGCGCATCGCGGCCATTCGGTCCGAGGTCTCGCGGGTGAAGCGGCGGATGTTGCGGTCCGCGTCCATGCTGGCGCCGTGGAGGCGCCGGGCCATGCGCCGCGCCGCGTCCCCGATGTCGTCGAAGACGTCGCTCAGTTCGTCGTGGCCGGTGAGCGTGAACAGCATGCCGGGCATCAGTCACCGCCTTCCGCCGCGAGGGCTGCCTGATGCTGATCGATCCAGGCACACAGCGTGTAGAAGTCGCCGACGGTCAGGTCGTCTACGACGAGGGGGGAGATGTGGAGGAGGTGGGCGAAGAGTCCGAGGTAGTCGACGCGGGCTCGCTCGATGTCGGGCTCGGGCTCGAATCCTCGGGCTCCGTCTCCACTGCTTCCGGCTCCGGGGACTCGGGGTCTTTTGGGACCCGCGCCTTGGCCTCGATGACGGCGCGCGCGTGGTCGGGGTCGGCGGCGACGTCCGGCATCCGTGACAGCAGGACCCTGGCCATGGTCTCGGCGTCGAGTTCGTCGTCCGCGGTGGCGAAT